TACCATTAACTGTTATTGCATCTGCTTCTAACGTACCATCTACGTCAACATCACCAGAGAAATCTCCTGTTGCAGCATCTAACTCACCACTTACAGTAAAGTTTCTTATACCTGTGTAATCTTTGTTTGAATCTAGTATAACTGCTTTTGATGCAATGGCTGTACCTACTGCTGTTGAACCTAAGTCAAGAGCATTAAGTTCTCCTACTACTGCTGTAATACCGTCTAAGGCATTAAGTTCTGTTGCTGTAGATGTCACTGCTACATCTTCATTAATCTTAGGACTTGTGAGTGTTTTGTTTGTTAATGTATCAGCAGACACAAGAGATACTAATGTTGAACTAGCACCTGTTGGAAGTAACATAGTGTTTGTTGTACCCGGGTCATGTGGTTGAGCTTTTAATGTCTGTCCGTGTGAGTTTGACTCACAATTTAATACTAGTGTTCCGGGGTTATTATTACCTCTAATAACGACTGTGCCTGTGCCATTAGGTGCTAAATCTATATTAGCATTTGATGTAGTAACAATATCTGCACCATTCATATCTAGGTTGCCGCCTAATTGTGGAGTAGAATCTTCTACTACGTTTGATAGTGCAGACGATGTGGCAAGTCCTGAAACTATTGTGCTTCTGGTAATTTTTTTAAGAGCTGTGCCTCCGTCTGCATCAAGAACTAAAAAAGTGTCTCCGTCAGCAACTGAAGAAAGTTCAGTTAGAGAACTTATTGCTATAGGATTAAAGTTTGTACCATCTGCAATAAGTAAATGACCTGCTGTGTTAGTACCCATTACTAAATCGTCACCAGTTATGGTCAAGTCACCACCAACTACAACGTCACCATTAAATGTTGCTTTACCTGCAAGAGCCATATCAATGTCAAGAGCAGTAATAGCACTAGAGCCATCTGTTCCTTTGATAAGAAAGTTTTTATCAGCAGTGCTTACAGTAAATTCTACATCAGTAGAGTTGTTAGCTATGTCAAGAATAGATGTACCACCATCTTTAAATATAATATTAGCACCATCTGCATCAAGTATAATATCTCCAGAAGAATCTAAGGTTATGTCTGTTCCATCATTGGTTATAGTATCAAGAGCAATACTACCTATATTAGTAATATTAGCATCACTCATATCAAAAGAGCCAGTAACATCTAGGTCACCACTTACACTTAAATTACCTGCTGCAGTTGTATTAGCACCACTAAATGTTAAGGCAGTAGTAGTACCTGATTTAATTATTAAATTACCACTAGTATTTGTTGCACTACCAAATGTTGTTCCACCATCTTTAAAGAATATATCCCCACCATCAGCATCTAAAGTTATATCACCAGCAGTATCAATTAATACTGCACCATCTGCTATTAAATCTAGTTGTCCATCTGTACTTGAATGGATGTATATTGCTGTGTCTCTAAACTGTAACTTTTCTGTAGTAGCTATAAGAATGTCATCACTAAATTCAAAGTAATCTTCATCTTCCATCCATTTTAAAACACCGTCTGTTGTTTCACCATCAAATGTAACTACAACATCTTGTCCTGTTGTTCCTGCACCTAGAGTAATTGCATTAACAGCTAGTGCCGCAATAGGACCACCTTCACCTTCAGTACCATCGTGAGTATGCCCTGTACTTGCAGCAAAGGCATCTTTTATTTGGTCAAACTCATTATTAGTATGAGCCGCAGTAATAACATCTCCGTCTGTGTACGTTTCTTGTCTAGTATATGAATTACCCATTTATCTTCTAGCTCCTAATTGGTATTCTAATTGAAATCCTTTTAATGAATAGGGTGCAGTTGCACCTCCATCATTTACTCTCAATGCTACAGCAAAACCTGAACCTTCAACTGCTTGTCTAACTAATGGTTGTGAAGCACCACCATATGTAGGTGTTCCATAAACTGATGTACCATATATAGCAACAACATCAGTAGAGTCCAATGGATATGCCGCAGGTCTTGGTGCATCTTTATCTTCATAATCATATCTTACAAATAAATCAGCATCTACAGCTGCTTCAGGCTGATAATTAACAATAACCCTTTGCATATGTTTTCTTATTCCGGGGTCATTAAAAGTTAAATCAGGACTTCTATATCTACCTAGTATAGTTGTACCATCAAAAGTGTTTCCTTGTTCTTGTCTAAAAATATGTCCTGTAGCATATGCACCATGTAAAACTATTACGTTTCCTTGAGATACAAAACTATCTGTACAAGAAGGTCTTATCCCTACTATTTCTGAAAACTCAAACTTAGTACCTTTTAATACACATATAATACCTTTAGTTTGACTTTCTCCAACAGTAGATTTAGTAAAAAATATTCTGTATTGAGTCTTATCTGTTATTACTAATGAATCAAACTCTGTTGCATTTGCAACATTATCATTAAATATAGACTGCACACTAGAACTTATAGTTCCTAATTCAACGTCACCAATTCTAGCTGTACCAGCAACTGTTCTTAAACCATCAGGACCTAAGAATATTAAGTCACCTGCAAATTCTTGGATTGTATCTCCATTAATACATCCTATATCTCTTGTTACATCAGACACAGAAAAGTTAGCACTTGAGCTACCTGTTAGTTTAAATATTCTAGTTTCACAAAATATGAATAAGTCATCACGGAAAACTTTAAGACCTGTTATCTCATCATCAACTTTAAAACTACCTGCTCCAATAGCTACGGAAAAAGAACCCTCTTGAAATGCCGCACTAAATATTACTTCTTGTTTGTTTGCACTCATACCTGCGTAAAACATATGCTCTTTAAATGCTACTACAAACTTAGCACCTGTTACAGCCGCAGGTTTTAAGTCAGCTACTACTGCACCTACCTCATGGGCGATTGCACTACTAGTAACTGCTCTTGTTACTCCTGTAAAAGTTGTGGCTGATTTACCTGTATATGTAAATATTTCTGTTCCTATTATTAAAGAACCTGTACTAGCAAACTGAGAAGTATCAGCTACGGTAAGAACTCCTGAACCTGTCATACCATCACCTGATGCAATTACAGCAGCTAAAATTGTTTGCTCTCCTGTTCCTGCACTAGCTACAGCAATGTCCGTTGCAGCTAAACTAGAGTTAAATACTGTAGGGTTATTTACACCGTCAGCTACAATTATTTTATCAGTGCCATCAAAGTTAAATCTCTCAAAGTTGTATTTACTTGCACTTGTTCTTCCACTATCTCTACTAGTCCATGCTTCTGATAAAACATCATCTAAAGCATGAGCCGCGGCTGATGTAGTACCTGTTGCTCTAGTTACCCCTGTAAAAGTTGTAGCTGTTTTACCTGTATATGTAAAGGTTTCAGAGTTAAGTTGAATTGTACCACTTGAACTAAACCCATCTGTACTGTCTGCTGTAATAGTTCCTGAACCTGTCATGCCTGTTCCAGAAGCTACTGCTAAAGCTAGGTTAGTAGAAGCAGAACTATATATAGCTGTTCCTCTAGCTGCTAAAACATTATCACCAAAAGTTGCTACCATTAATGTTTTTTCAGATGCACTTGCTGTAAAAGGTACAAAAGCATTTATATATTTCTTAAAACCATTTATCCTTCTGTATCCACCCTCAACAGCAGGTTCAAAGTTCTTTAACTCTAATGCTTCTCCGGGTTGCATCATAAACGTAGATTTGTTTAATACTAAACCACCTTCTAAGTTAAAAGCTGAAGGAACTGTTTGAGATTCATCTGCCATTATATTGCCCTAATGTCTGCACTACCTATGTTTCCTGCTCTAGATATAAAAGTTGAACGTAAATATGAAAACTTGTTGACAAGTAATGTTTGCATATTCTTAATACCTTGTTCAAATCTCTGCATATTAAGTTGATATTGTTGTGTCTCACCTCTATACTGATATACAAATGCTGTAGCACCATCTATAATTACAGGTGCAAATCTATCAGGTATAGATGTAGTGCTTCCATGTGCTGATAAATCAGTAGGAAATGTATAGTAGTCAAACTTTATTGCATATGATTTATTTGGGTAGGGATATAATAAATAGTTATTATCAGGTGTTCTTACTACATATTCAGGAACACCACCTCTATCAAACTGTGCTACTGTGACACCACTTGCACTTGAAGCTGCTGTAGTGCTACCTGCACCTCTAGTAGCACCTGTAAACGTAGTGCTAGTTACTCCTGTGTACGTAATAGTTTCATTGCCTATAACTATAGTACCTGCACTATCAAAGCCTGTTGTACTTGAAACAGTTATAGTTGTAACACTATCTGTATGTGTTGTACTTGTTGTTGTAGTTTGTATTTCATCTTCTTGATTTATAACTCTATTTATGTAGTCATTATAATCAAGTAATCCTAATTTATATCCACCATTACCTAAGTCACTGTCTTTGACTATTCTAAACGTATTATAATCAACTGTCTTAGTAGATGTAGGTAAACTATATCTAACTACACCTGCTGTTAGTGTTTTAGTTTCAGTTGCATGATTAAATGGGTAGTTAAACTCTCGTTGATTAATAAACCTTATTGATTCATTAACTGCGTTTTGGCATTGAACTTGTATACCCCTAGCACTAGAAAAGGTTGTAGAAGTTAATGCAACTTCATTCAACCTTGCTATTACTTTATTTGTTAGTGTTAGATAAGTTTCTGCCATGTTAATTCCTAAGTAAAATAAGAGAGCAAGTTGCCCTGCTCTCTCATATAATAGTTTATGCTAATGTGTCTCTATCAACCTCATTAGCTCCAAAGGATGCATCAGAAGTTCTGGCTAAGTCAACACAGACAGCAAACATTCTTAGTTTACCTGCTGTAGTTGTACCTGTCATTGCCTGAATTTCTAGGTCAATAGTATCTGTTGCACCTACAACAACACTACCACCTGCTGCTCCAGCAGCAATAGCACCTACGGCAGCACCATCAAAGTCAAAGCCATCAACAAATCTGTCAAGGTCTCCTCCTGTAATACCGAAGTCAAAATCAGTATTACTTGATGTACCTGCGTGTACCGTCAAAACTTCTAAACCTGCACCTAGTATCATAGTATTTGCAGGGATAGTTAGTCCCGGAATCACATCGTTAGCTGCCAAGGCTGTGCCTTTATCAGCAGTAGCCAAAGCAAAGTCCAACACTCCCTCAATCATGTAGGGAATACCGGCTCCTCTTGCTC